TAAATCTTTCCTCATTCATTATAAATTAAATGATTCTATAAAAATAAAAATATCATTTTTTTTTAAATAATTTTATATCTATTTTTTTTGCGCTTTCCACATTTTCGCTAATTCTTTAATGCAATCGGTTGCTTTAAATTTTGGATTTTTCTTTTGTACAGACGCGAAATGTTTTTTGACAAATTTAGCATATGGCCCGGCTTTTCTTGATTTTCCAGTTTTTTCAGATTTTCTTTTTTTAGCACCTCCAGTAATGGCATCCATACTCATAGTTGGTGCTGGTGCTGGTGCTGGTACTGGCGCCGGTGCTGGTGCTGTCGCTCCTCCTGCTCCAGAATCTGAATCATTAGAGTCACCAAACGGATGTAAATTACCTATACATAAACCACCTCCTCTTCTTTTGGGACCTTTTTTGGCACCTTTTTTGGCCTCTTTTTTGGCAACTTTTTTTTTAGCACCACCATTTACTCTACCGCAAGCATCTTCACCAGTTTTTTTAGGTACAACTTTTTTACCACCTACTTTACTACAAGCACTACCTCCCAACATATTATTTCTATTTCCTAATAAAATAGGATAAAAAAAACTTTTTTAAGTGGTATATTATTATATTGTTATATTTATATAGAGATATTATATTAAAAGATAATGGAAAATGAATATATATTAATATTGATATTAATAATTACTATATTTATTGTACTAATATATTATAGATATATTGATAGTAAAAAAAATAACGGTATGTTAAATAACGAAGAATTCTATAATAGTTTATCAATTGAAGATAACAATGAATTTAAAGAAAAAGACAACGGCGAATCTTGTACAAAAAGCGGTTGTGATTCAATAGATCCAGTAAGTGATCCCAAATATAATATGCATCAAATTATTAAACAATCTATATTATTAGAAGAACATTTGGCGAATAAAAATAAAAGATGTAGAGATTGTATAACAAAACATTTCTCACATATAATTGGTTTGGCCGAAGAAGCAGTTATGTTGGCATGTTCTGATGTTAATTCATACCCGCATATGGCCGAATGCCCAGATTATTATAATGATTTATTTAATAATTGGTTAAAAGATACTTCTACATCTTTAGAAGTATGTAAAAAATTACGCACAAAAAGAAAAGAATTAATAGCTATATATTTTTTTGATGAAACATATGGATTGCAAAAGACTGATGATATTGGAGTTAAATAATTCTCTTTAAGACAAATGGATATTTATTATGTTCATTAATTACTTTTTTAATACTATCTACTGCTTTTTGATGCGCTATAAGATGGTCTGGATGAATTTCACTACCCATATCAATATTGGGATAGCAATATGGAATAGTAGAACATATTGTATTAACAGATTTATATAATAATACATCTGCAACAATTTGACCATCAAATTTACTAAAATCGTATTTATTTTCATTAAAATACATAGTAACTAATTTTTCTGCAGATTTTCTAGAAATAATATACATTCCTGTTGATGGTAATAGATATTGCCATTTAATAAATAAAATATTTTTTTCTTTAAAAACATTATTTAGACTTTCAATAGTATTATTATATAATATTAATAATTGAAGTATATCAAATTTTTTTTCTGTTGAATTTATTAATTTATTATAATCAATTAAAAATGGTAGAGAAATATCATCTTCCATAATAACAAAATATTCGTCGTCATATTTTAAACATTCTTGCATTGCTTTAATATGACTACATAAACATGCAAATTCATAATCGCAAGTAATACAACCAGGATGCTTACATGTTAATGGTCTAGTATGATTATTGTGTAAAACTTTATCAAACATTAAAGGTGTTATTGCAGATACTCTTATATTTTGAATATTATTTTCATTGAATTGTTTGTACATAAATGCTTTTCTCTTTTCATTTTTATCAATATTAATCCAAATATGTTTCATAATTATTATTTAAACAATATATATTTATATAGATTTAATGATATATATAGTATTAAGAGCACAGTTAGGAAATCAATTATTTCAAATATTTAACGGTATTAGTTTATCATTAGAACACAATTTAGATTATAGAATATGTATAAAAAATAATAATAATACCATTTTTGGTGATAATATAACTTATTTTGATAATTTTTTATCAGAATTAAATAATAAAAAAAATATATCAAATGAAAAAATATTAGAAGATAATAATAATTTATATAATGAAAAAAAATTTCATTATGATGAGATTATTTTTAATAAAGAAAAAGATATATATATAAATGGATTTTTTCAAAGTGATAAATATTTTAAAAAACATTATGATAAAATTAATAATTTATTGAATATTGAAATAAAAAAGAATAATATTCGAAATAAATATAATGAATATTTTACTAAAAAGACAATAGGGATTCATTTTAGAATCGGTGATTATTATAATTTACAAAATTTTCACCCAATATTGAGTATTGATTATTATAATAAAGCATTAAAAAAGATAGATGAATTAATAAATTATAATACAAATGAATATCAAATATTATATTTTTGTCAAAAGTGTGATGATGATATAGTGAATAAATATATAATGAATTTGAAAAGTAATAATAATAAATGTGATTTTATAAAAATATCAAATGATATCACAAATTATGAACAAATGCTTTTAATATCAAATTGTGATAATATTATAATAGCAAATAGTACATTTTCATGGTTTGGTGCATATTTTTCAAATTCAAAGCATATCTTATATCCAAAAAAATGGTTTGGACCGGCAAATAAAGACAAAGAATTAAAAGATTTATTTCCAGAAAATTGGATTGAAATTATATAAAAAAAATAAAATAATATTTTATATTAAAATGAAAAATAAAAGAGATAAGGAAAATGTTGATTTTGTAAAAGATGGATATACAAATACTAGACTTTTAGAAATAATAAAAGAAATAAGAGAAAAATATAATATAGAAAATATTGATAATATAGGAGATGATGATAAGAAGGATTTTGAAACAAATTATAAATTTTTCATTGAAAGATATCCTTTTTTGTCTGATATGTCATTAAAAAAGGATATTAATATGGATACATTATATTATATGCTAGATTTAAGAGAAAAAATAATTAATAATACAATGACTTTTGAAGATGCTTCAAAAAAAGTAGGAAATGATATGTATAAAGAATATAACTAAAAATAAAATAATTTAATTAATTAGATAAATCGAAATAAATTTATACAAATGAGTAGTTATAGTTTCATAGATAATGAAATAAATTCTGAAAAAATGTTCGCATATGTAGAACCAACTGCTGAAAAATATGCGGAACAATTTTATGCAAAAAATCATATTCCAAGTTCTTATAGACCTGGTAATAATCCAAAACCTTTAAAATATAATTTTATAAATCCCGAAAAATATAATGTACTATGTTATAATATTTAATTCCGGTTTATAAATAGTTTCTGCATTATCACTGATAATAGATGTAATATATTCATATGCTTTTTGAACTTGTTCAAATGTAATTCCACCAGTAATTAATACACTCCCGCTTTCAAATATAGCAACAGTTACTTTTTTACAATCCGTACTAATATTTTTTTTATTAAATGAATGAAACTCACAAATACATTTACCATCATTATTTTTATTATAATAATATTCCAATTTTACACCTTGATATATTCCTGGTTGAAAACTACTTTTATTATTATATTTTTTACTTATCAAAATATTATGTAGTTCTTTTCTTCTAATTATAAATTTATTTTTTAATTTATCATCTGTATATGTTTTAAAATCTGTATTAATCATTCTAATTTTAAAGTTTGAATATTCTAAAGAACTAATGAAATCATTATTATTATTTTTGTCAATATTTTTATCAATATTATTATAAATATCTTTGATTTTGTTGATAATGTGATATGTTATATATTCTGTATCATTTGTTTTTTTAATTCCAGTAAGTTGTATATTACCATTTTTGAATATTTTAATATTTGGCATATAGTTAATATCAATTTTAAATATAATTGTTATTTGATTATCAAATCTATTTTTTTTTTTATTTTTCTTTTTTGATTTTCTAATTTTTTTTGGATATGTTCCTTTCGTAAATTGAGAATTATCTCTTAAATTTTGTATCCATATAATATTATTATTTTCTTCACTTGGAGTTATGTGTTCATATAATATTGATAAATCAATATCAATATCATTACCAATATTAGCATTACAAGTAATTGTTGAAACTTTGTAGTCTGTAAAATATACTTTCATTTGAATTAATATATTTAAAAAATAAAAAATCAATTTTTATTTTTTAAATATATTAATATTTTTAGTTCCTTCTTTAAGTGACAAATGTTGTGTTATATCATTTTTCTTAATATTTTCTGTTAATGATTTAATGTATGATGTGTTAATTTTTTCATAACTGGATATTATACTTACCATTGGTGGTAAATTTAAAACATATGATGTATCAGTTGTTTTATGCAATTCTCTATATTCTTCGATTGACATTGTACCACCATTAAATATATTTAATAAATATCTTGATGGGGCTGGTCTAACTGGTATTTTTAAATTATATAATTTTGCCATCATTTGAATAAGACTATTTATTTCCCAAACTTTATCAGAACCAGAATTTATAGAAAAATTATATGCATTAGCACATTCTAAAGAGCAAAAGGACCCGTGACATGAATAAGTATTTGTATGAAAATCATGAGACATTGGCATTCCATATGACATATATTCTATTTGATGAATACACCAAAAACAACAACTTTTATTTTCAATATTTTTATTTACTTTATTAACTGTTTCATTATTATTAGAATCTATAATATTATCATCATGTTTATTTCTATGTAAATTATCAAATGACATGTCTATAATTTTATTATCAGAATAAAAATAACATTCTTTATCGTCATATGGTATAGGGTCTATAGTATTAATATCAACATTTGTTATATTATTAATATTATTTTTATTAATGGGTAGTTGTAATATTATATGATCTTTGTTATTATCAGTTATCATAGTGTTCATTATATTTTTTTTTTGTTTTTTTTCCTCCGTAATAATTTGAACTCTTTTTTTTCTAGGCATAAGAGTCCTTATATATATAAATATACTTATGATTTTATATTTATATAACTTAAATTAAAAGTATATAAGAATTTAACTATATATATAGTTGTGAAGGAATTGCATCACACGCTCTCATAGCTTAATCGGTTAAAGCGTTGGTCTTATGAGCCAAAGATTGGGAGTTCGAGTCTCCCTGAGAGCATTTTTTATTTTTTTATAATAAAAAAATTATAATTAAAGTTAATTGTATAATTAACATCCAGCAATTTTAATAATAAATAAAATAAAGTTAATTGTATAATTAACATCCAGCAATTTTAATAATAAATAAAACAAAGTTAATTGTATAATTAACATCCAGCAATTTCAATAATATCTAAATAAAATAAAGTTAATTGTATAATTAACATCCAGCAATTTTAATAGAGATGTATATTTAATTTAATATAGTTAAATAGTTTTTTGAAAACTATTTTATTTATTTTATTGCCCCCTTAGCTCAATTGGATAGAGCGTTGGCCTTCTAAGCCAAAGGTTGAGAGTTCAATCCTCTCAGGGGGTATTTTTTTTATATAAAAATAATTAATTTTTTATAAGATGAATATGCTTTATCTATACTATATCTTTTTTTATTATTCGGTTCTATTAACTTTTTAATAAATTTTAATATTAAATTATATTCGTTATCTGATAAATCTAAATTATTTTTAATATTTAAAATTATTAATAATTCAAGTAATACAATACCTATCATATATATATCAATTTTGTTTGTGTCAATTTTTTGAATTTTATTTTTATTTTTTAATTTATTTAAAATAAAATTAATTATCAATGTTATTTCTTTTCTTTTTATTATAAGAAATAATACTATTATTTTTTTGTAATATTTTTATTATTCTAATATATAAATAATTTAAATTATCATTATTAAATTCGGGTGGTAAATAATATAATGTTTTTTTTAAGTTTATTCAAATACTTATTCTCTATATTTTTATTTTTCATTAAACCATAATCTATTAATTTTAATCTTTTATTTTTTAATACAATATTTGGCAATCTTATATCAAAATATATATAATTATTATCTGATTTATAGTTTAACTGTTTCAAAAATTTTATCAAATTTTAAAAAAATTTGCTTAAATTTGATTTTTTTTGAAATTAAATTATGTAAATCAATACCAGCGTATTTATATATTATATTATATTATATTATATTATATTATATATATATTGTTTTTTTGTTTAATAATTCACAATTTTCAATTAATATTTTTTCTTTTTTTATTGTTGAGCAATAATCTATCAATTTTACAATATGTTCTTTTTTTAAAAATTTATTTATTATTTTATTATTCTTTAATTCATTTAACCATTCTTTTTTATCTATGAAATATTTTGATATGGTATTCTTTTTAATTTTTTTTTATACATTTTATACCTGGTTTAATTACACAACCATAACTACCTTCATTTAAATATCTATTTGTCATGAAAAAAATAAAATAGAATCTATTACATAAAAATATTATTTAAAATTTTATGATTGATTAAAATCTTTCCAATCTTTATTTTGTTTTCTCATATTTTTATGAGAATGGATACTGTCTTTTTTTCTTAAATTCATTTTTTTTTTATTAACTTCTTTAACAAATTTTTTACTACTATTTGGAATTTCAATACATTCTTCAATATTATCATATGTTTTAAAGAAATTTGACCCTGTTGTATAAATCATTATTTTATATAATAATTTATTTAATAAATTAAAATCATTTTTTTTTATTTATTAAATAAAATTATATATATATATATTAGATAATATTCAACTAATGTCTTCATACGATAACTATATAGAAGAATATGTAATGTCTTTGCCAGGTGTTGAACAACGCAGAACATTCAATTCTGTAGGTGAAAGTGGCAATACATCTACATATGGAAATAGAACAACCGCTGTTGATTCTATAAATAAAAATAAGGCAAAAGATAAAAATAGTGATAGAATAAAAGAAATACATAGAAAATCTATAAGAGATAGAGATACTAGTACTACTGCTGGTCAAATATGGGTAGAAATGGATCAAGATGATGAAAGAATGAATAGATATTTATTTACTGACCGTACTAATAATTTAGATGGTGAATCTAATATTCGTGATTTAACAACCGCAATGAATGGTTCTTCTGAAAATAAAGTTAAAGATTTAATTGAATTATTAACTACTAAAACAATTGCTCCTTCTGGCACAAAATGGACATTATATGGTACAGATAAACCATTATATGGATATGAAATTGAATCAATTGATTTAACTACTATTGGTGCAACTCCTGTAGTAGGAAGTATCATTGCTCAAATAAATTCTTCTGTTGGCGCTGACAATTATGATGATGCGACAAAAAGAAGTTTTACCGGAATTACATTACCTGCAACTATACCTAAAGCATTTCCTTGGACAGATGGCATAGACGCTAATAGAGAAATAGGCTTGTCTTCTAATAAATTAAATATTTATAGTTATGTTAAAATAACAACTGATAACACTTCTACATCTAATACTTACGATTATTATTATATACCAACAGAAGCAAATAATACTACTGATGTTGCTGAAGATTCTGCAAATTTTATTTATTATCATCAATTATACCCAAGATATCATATTGTTGATTCTATTGTTAATAATATGACTCATTCAAATGCTTATCAATATGAGGCAAATAGTACAACTGGTGCTATTGATACTACAAAATTAGGAAAAAAATATCTTTTAAATGTTGGAGAGTCTACTACGAGTGATATTCCAACAACATTTGACGGTACTAATGCAATAACATTTGAATATGGCGATTATTATAAAGTAGGTAGAACTGTATGGATGGTTTCAAGAAGTGCTGATGAACATAATAAATATTTAAAAGACCATCAAACTAAAGTAAGAAGTATTAGATTAAATGCTATAAAAACAAAAGACTCATTACAAACTAAACCGGGACAAATATGGGTTAAAATGAATAAAAATGATCCTAGAAATTCTAAATATTTTTATAATGAAATAACTCCAATTAAATGGACTGATACAGGTTCAACTGTTAGACCTACAGTTGGAAGAGATTTATCAAATGTTTTACCAGAAAATGGGCCTGCAGAAATACGAAGATATATTAATGCTGGAGCATTCAGTTCAACTGATTATAATAATAATTCAACAGAATTAACTGAAAATTTTAAATTTAATTATGATGATTATATATTAAATAGTACTGGCGGTAACTATTGGGTAATTAATTATGACGAATCTAGAAAATTAGCAGGAGATACTGTAAGTACTGATGTAGCAAATTTCTTTAAAGATAATACTATTATTAATGATGGTTCTGTTGATACTTCATATATATTAAATTCTAAAACAGACTTTAATACTCAAAATATATTAATGGATAGTAAATTAGTTAAACAATATGGTGATACATATGTATTATTCGATAATACTGATATTCCTAATAATATAAAATATGGTGATTATTACGACGAAAATTTAAGTACATTATTCGGATATAAATGGATACTAACAAATCAAACTAAAAAATTAGATTATGGAAGAGAATTATATGATTGCGATTTAACACAAATGTTAAGAGATCAAATTGCAGATATAGCATCTCTACCTACAGACATTGATATTACTACACCTTTAAGAACTAGTTTAGTATTTACTCAAAGTGATTTAGATAATTTAAATATAAAATCATTAGATTACATATATGTTGCTAATAACGGTACTGAAGATATATATTATAAAGCAACAGAAAACAGTGGTGTATTTGATGGTAATAAATGGAAATTAATAGCAAAAGGAGATACACCAAATTTTGGAAGAGAATTATATCATCAAAATTTAAGTGATTTATTGACAGGTCCAACTGATGATATTGTTACATTAACTTCGACACAATATAATAATAACAATTTATCTAAATTAAATTTACAAACATCTGATTATATACTTGGTGCTGATAATAGTACAGCTTATAGACCCATGCCAATATATATATGGTTGGCAGTAAGAAGTACTGAAAATCAACATGTTTATGATAAGCACCATCAAATAACTATTAATGATACTAAAAATGAAGCATTAAATATAAAACAAAGTTCTGATGTTCCTGGTCAAATATGGAAAAAAATGAACAAAGATGATTCGAAAAATAGTGGATTATATTATCCTATTATTACACCATTACATTGGGAGACAACTAATAATGGTGCCACTAGACCTGTAACTGGTAGAGATTTATCAGAAATATTAACAACAAGTCAATTGGCAGAATTAGTTGCTTATGTACATACTGGAACTTATAATTTAGATACATTTAATGCCAATACAGAAATTAAAGACTTTGAATTTTATTATGATGATTATGTATTAAATACGTCATTAGCAACAAATAAATATTATACAATTGATTATGAAGAATCTAGAAAATTAAGTGATGCTCGTTTAAATAATCATACTTCTAAAACTAGTGACGAACTCAAGAATTTTTTACTTGATAATAATTTTGAAGGATATAAAGAAAATTATAATTATCCATTTGATAAATACTATGCAAATATTATTAATTCTACAAGAGATAGTAAGACTAATAGAATAATTGTTTATGGTGATGAATATGTTTTACTAGATCATAGAGATGTTCCAAATAGAGTAATGGATAGTAATTCTTTGCCTGTTGTAAAAGACAATAATATTAAATATGGCGATTTCTATTTGTCAGGTAATGATATATGGTTGGCAGTAAGAAGTAATGATGTTCAATATGCATTTAATAATACTGTTGATACAGATATAAAAGAAATAAGAAATACTGCTAAGGATGTAAGAAGAACATCTGATAAAGATTCTGAAGGCCAAATATGGATTAAAATGCTTGAAAATGATAAAAGAATAAATAAATTCCATTTTAAAGATATGCTCGATGATGCAAATAGAAAGGTAACAATAACTGCTGATAATGATCTAGACAAATTTTTAAGAAATAATATACCAATAAAAGATGGTCAATCTCTTCAAAAATCATATATTGTAGACTCTGTAATTGATGGCAAAACTAATAGAATAAAAAAATATGGTAATGAATATGTTATTTTTGATAAAACTTTAGTTCCAAATCAAGCAAATTTAGAATTTGGACAATATTATTTGCCTGATGATTTTACATTTGGTACTAAATGGTCTTTAATAGGAACTGAAAAACCCACTAGCGGTAGATTATTAGTATTAGATGATATTACACATAATGGCACCAATCCATTAAATGGCACAAACAATACTGTTACTATTGATACTACAGCAACTCATGAAACAATAAATGGTATTGCAATTACTATTCAAAATCGTTTAGATGAATTAGAATTAACTCCAGATGATTATATTGCTGGAGCAAATAGTACATTTTATAAAGCAATTCCACCATATAGATGGTTAGTTAGTAGAAGTGACGATGAAGAATATCATTATAAAAAAGTAAGAGATATTAAATTAAAAGATGTATTACATGAAGCTCAACAAATAAGACAAAGTAGTACAAAAATTGGACAAATATGGGTTCTTATGGACTCCACCGACGAAAGAATTTCTTTAACTAAATTTCCAAATAGAAGAAAGTTAACAAAAAGTATAACCAATATTACTACTTTTGAAAACTTATTAGATACTTTTGAAACTAATGTTAGTGTTTCCGGTTTTCAAGAAGAATTTAAAGTTGATGATAGAGAATATACCAAAAATACTTATTCTGTTGTTGATTCTGTTATTGATAAAAATACTTATGAAATAATATATACCGATAATGTAACAAATAGAACAGGTTTAGGTAATACTTTAGTATTACTTGATACCAGAGATATACCTTCTTTACATGCAGATGATATTGATGAAGATGGCAGTACTTTGAGATATGGCGATTATTATGAAAAATCAAATGGTCAATTTGTTGTTTCTATGAGAAGTCATGATGTACAACACGCTAAAGATGATGCTGATACTGCTATATTAGATGCCGAAAGAGCAGCACATAAATTAAATGAACAATCTGCTCTACAAAATGATTATCAATTCAGTGTTATAGATGATAGAATTGGTAGATTATGGCAAGAAGTAACTGATCTTCCAATACTTCCTTCTAATAGAAAATTAATAGAACATAATTCAACCGAAATATTATTAGATGGTGGAACAATTGAATTATCAAGAAATGAATTGAATACATTATTATCAGATTTTACTTTCACTAAAATATTAAGCACCAAATATATTCAACATCGAACAACAAATGGTATTTTCTATGTTACATCTGATAATGGAACTACATGGCAACAAGTTTCTACTCAACCTATAGTAGGTACCCAAGTTTATCACGACGCAACTTCTGCTTTATTAGAAGCTAATGATCTTGATTTAACACCTACTCAACTTAATGCATTAACTACTGCTATAGATAGTGATTTTGTTGTAGATGGTAGCGATAATCATAATGATTGGCATGAACATAATAAAAGAAATAGATATTATACAACTCAATATTTAACTGATGGAACTGATTATTTCATTTCAAATGATTTTGGATATAATTGGGTTGAAGTAACATTGGGAGATATTACAAATACTGGTACTGGAAATACAAATATGGGTTATGAAATTGTTCATCCACCTACATTAACTATATTAACTGGTGGTAGATTATTATTAACAAGTAGCGAATTAGATGCTTTATTAAATATGAGCAAATATGCGGATAATGCAAATAGTATTGGCGAAAGCGATCATGCTATTATACAATCTGATGGAGCGAGTTTAGCAGGAGAATATGTCTCTCATAGATTATTAACAAGATATCATTATATTAAATCTGGTTCTAAATTATATATACCTGGAAAATTCATAAATGAAGATTATAAAAATTATATTAGTTTCCCAGGTAAAGGTAAACTTGGTAGATATTGGAAATTAAGAGAAATTACTGATTTTACTACTGGTTTTACTAAAATAACTGGTACTACTGTTGTTAATGGCGTAGATGCTGACGCCAAATTAGCAAATTTCACTAAATTTATTAACATATTAGAAGGAAATGATGGTTCGTATGATTCTAATGGAAATTTAGTTACACCAGACCCTGAAAGAGATAGTAATTTAGAACCTAGATTAGTTTTAACACAAGCAGAAAGAGATGATATATTTGGTTCCGGAACAACAATTATTGGAACTACTGAAACAGGAACTCATTATGTCCAACATAGAGTAAATACTGTTTCTAATATCCCAGATGTACACTATATATCTCAAGATAATGGTATAACTTGGCAAAAATTAACTCAAGTTTCTGATGTATCTGTTGTTATGTCAAATACTACTAAAATATTTAACGGTATTAATGAAACTTTGGGTAAAAAAATAAAAGATAAATCAGTTGCAAATTCAACTGATGGTATATTGAATTTAGATTTTGAAGATTTTGTTAACTATGAAGTTGAATCTAATGTTAGAGAAAATTCCTATATTGTTGAAGGTATATATGTATATGTACCTGGACAATATGTAAATGAAGA